GCGGCAATCTAAGCGAAGCAATTTTATTCGGAGTCGATAAATACACCAGCGGAGATATTGACAGTATACGCGAAAACATCGGCGACTACTTCACCCAAAACACGCCACTCCTCGACACGTATTCAGGAGCGGCGGCTTGCTATTCTTTGCGATTGATGCGCACCGCCTACACGGGGTCAGCGATCCGCGTCCGTAGGTCGTCAGACAATACCGAGCAAGACATTGGATTCAACGTATTCGGTGAGCTTGATACCGTTTCGCTTTTGGCTTTCGCAGGTGCGGGAGATGCGTTTGTAAAGACTTGGTATGACCAAAGCGGAAACAGCAACGACGCGACGCAGACGGCTACGGGTTCACAACCTCAAATCGTTTCAAGCGGTGCGGTGATAGTGGAGAACGGGAAGCCTGCGGTTGAGTTTGATGGCTCGAATGACGAATTGAGTGTTAGTTCGTATCCGTTCACCCAAAGCGATATTTACATAGCTTCTATTGGTAAGCATACTGACACAACAACCGAGGCAAACTTATATAGTTTTGGCAATGCCAACACTATTTACGCTCTTGGCTTCAATAGAAACGCGGGTTCTACATTTGGCGCAACGCGAGTCGTTTCCGCGCACGAAGCACAGGGCGACAGTTACAATCAAACACAAGTCCTCTTTTCTCAACTTTATGCAAGCTCTACAACAAGCGCATATTTAAATGGGGTTCAAGGAACTCAGTCCTATAATTGTCGAGCGGCATATAATGTAAATTTCATAGGAGGCAGAGACGGTCTATATTTTTTAAACGGCAACATTCAAGAAATAGTTATATATGACTTTGACCAATCTAGCAACCGCACGAACATCGAGAGCAACATTGCAACCTTCTACGACATCACATTATGAACGGCTATATCATCGTACTCCCCGAAGGAACGCTAACAAGCGAACACCGAGCCAAAGCCATAACGCGCGAACTGTACAACATCACCGCGCCGTTGGTCACTCAAGAACCCTATCAAAAAGACGGCACGGTCTTCGGCGTTATTGAACACCCTGACGGCATTCAATTCGCTTTGCAGGTGGATACGGAATACAATATTCCCGTCAGCCCATTGGCGACGCTTGAGAAGCTCATTACGCTTATGCTTGAATTGAGCGAGGTAGAAATCCGACAGCTTTCGAGCTACGTCCTAAACGCGCAATCGTTCCCGTTTGGGGCAATCGTTCCCAGCACTACGACGGTAAGAGACCAAGCATATATGATTGAGAATGGTTGGTTCCCTGAAGATCCCGAATTATGAAAATACTAAAAGTACTCCTCCTCTTTGTTCTCGCAATTGTAGCCATCCCCGTTGGGATTGTTTATTCGTTTGGCGAGTCGCTCTTCTTTATTACCTCAGATATCCTCAGAAGCATTTGGAGAGCCATCTACGACTTCTTTCGAGACGTGTCGATAATTGTATCGGTAACCGCGTCAAAGTTCCTCAATCGGCTTCTAATGGATTCGGGTGTTCCTTTCGGGAATCATTCCGTTTCTGCTGTCCTGGGAGCCAACCAACGAGAACGAACGATCACGGGTCTCGGTTTATGGCTGACGTTGTTACTCGATAGCATCGAGGAGAACCATTGCCGCAAGGCATCCGAACGCGCGGGGATATGAGTAAAGTCAATGAGACGCTTATCGCGTTTGCCGATGACATCCTCAAGAGTGCAAAGAGGCATCTTGGAGGGCGTAGGATTGGCAAGAATAAGAATTACGGAGTTGCAACGGGTACGCTGAAGCGGTCATTGAATTACCGCGTCCGGGTACGTGGAAACGAGATTCGAGAAATCACCTTCGGAGCAAAAGGCAAGGCGAAGAAGTACGCTCCCTTTATTCACTTCGGAGTGAACGGCACCCGCAAGAATCAAGGGTCTCCCTTTACGTTCCGTAAGCAACCTCCCTCATCGGTCTTTGTGAATTGGATCAAGGCGAAAGGAATCAAGCTGAGAGATGAGAAGGGACGATTCAAGAAGAACACGAAGAGCAATATCAACTCCGCTGCGTTCCTCATGGCTCGCGCAGTCAAACGTAAGGGAATTGTGGGACTTCGGTTTTATGAGAAAGCGTATACAGCCGTTTCAAAACGATATACCAAGAAACTCGGAGCCGCATTCGCGGAAGATATCGCGGGTAAATTCAAAGCAAACCTCGGAAACATAACAATCAAGAACTAATGGCATCGATTGACGCAGCACCCTCACAGAGTTGGATACCCGCAGGGAGAAAGCTAGTCTTTACCCTTATCCCGGATCAAGTCATTGATGACGATTTTCGTTATATCGTGCAGGTTGAAGAGAACGGAACCATCATCTCGAAAATTTACTTGACTCCGAACCCAGCGGATAACGCTTTTTTTGATTTATCCGAAGTAATATCGGGACGGCTTGAGGTGGATTCTTTGAAGTACAACACCACCTCGACGATTCATTCGTTTCATAACAAGATGTTCACCCGTTCGAACGACAACATGAAGCGATATCGCGTTCTTGTTGGACACTTCGATGGCACTTCAGAAGAGCTTGCGGAAGATGCTTCGGGATACTATTACCACTTTGACGGATACGAGCAACTCTCGCAAGGGTTAGACCCTTCCTTCTCGGATTATTACGGCACGGCTTCAACAAAGAAAGTTTGGTTAACGGATCGCATCCCCTCGAATAATGTCATCGAGGTAAGCGCAGGGATTGAAGATAACGGAGTTGCGGCGTTCATCAATAGCGACGACACCGGCTCATTGATTACGAGGTTTACCATTAACACATACGACACAGCCGGAAGCCTTGACGACACCATAACATATATCGTGAACTCCACGAATGGCGGTCTCGTTCCAACCACGTCATGGGACGATTCAAATAACGATGCATCCCTTCTTTATGCGTATGTGTATCCCGCTTCTTTGAGTGCAATCACAACGGCTCTAAATGCGGTCACGGGCGGGTGGGGTCATTACGATGTTATCCCTTCAACGGATGCCGCGCCAACTGGAAACACCCTTCGCATTCGAAACAATTGCAGGAACACCAAGAACCAGCCTGTTCAGTTGGGTTGGGCGAACACCCGGGGCGGGTGGGACTATCTCCGCTTTGATGGTAAAAAACAAAAGACCGTAACACGCGAAGAGAAGACATACCGAAAGATTGTCGGAGATTATAGCGGAGCGCAATTCGAACTCGCTTCCAGCGCACGACAAATTAAGCCGTATCAACTCGAAGCGAAAGAGACCTATCAACTCAACAGCGTTCTCACGATTGAGGAGGTAACCTTGATGCAATATTGCATGAGGTCAAAGAATGTCATGGCGCGAATTGACGGCACTTGGGTTCCGGTTACTATTCAGACCAACTCGATGCAAATCGAAGAGGAGACGGTCTCGAAGGTGTTCATCACTTCGTTCAATGTAGAACTCGCACAAATGATCCGATGCTAAGACTCACCCTTGCAGGAAACGAAATTGAACTCTACGAGAACGAGCCGGTGAACTTGAGTTATCAGTTCTCCGATATTCAAGATATAAACGCTTCGTCCTCGAGCTTCTCGCAGACCTTCCGCGTACCACTGACCAAGAAGAATCAAGATTACTTCGGGGCGGTGAATGAGTTCGGTCTCATTACGACATGGGATCCGAAGGTGAAAGTCGATGCGGAACTCACCTACAACACGATTCCGGTCATGCGGGGATTTGCCCAGGTAAAAGCGGTGTACGTTCAAAAGGGCAAATATGCAGACGTTGAGATTGCGGTATTCGGTGAAACGGCTAATCTCTCGCGCGATATCGGAGACGGGATGCTTACCGACCTCGATTTGTCGGCTTACAATCACACATTGAACGCAACGAAGATTGAGGAGAGTTGGTCGGATGACTTGTTTAGCGGGGTTGTCAAATACGGCATTCCCGACAAGGGGCAGAACTGGACTTCTTCGAATATATGGACGGCAACAAACCCGCTCGAGCACGGGGACTTTACCCCATACTTTCAAGCCTCGAAACTCTTCGAAGAGATAATGACCGATGCGGGTTATACCTATGACTCTACTTTCTTAGCAAGGATAAGCGATTTATATCTCACCCTTTACAACGGCAACCTCGCTATCACTGGAAGTGAAAACCCCAACGGATATACTTTGCTGGTTGGTTTTCAAAGCGATACAACACTAAGCCCGGCAAGCTCCAACACGTATTATCCAATTACCCTGAGCGATACAACCCCATTTTTTGACACAGGCAGTCGTTGGGTAACGGACACATATACGGCACCATTTCGGGCGCGTTATCGTTTGCGATTGAATGTGCTTGGTGAAATGAGCGACACAAGCCACGAGATAACAATTGCGGTCACCGTAAACGGAACTCCCGTATGGATACCGATTGAAGATGAAGAAGGAGGGGTTTTTAATGGCAATTTTTACTCGTTTCTTTTAAGCTCTGAAGGCGTTCTTTTAAATACGGGGGATACGTTGCGTCTCGAGTACAAAATGAATACGGGGGGAAATCATAACGTTACCTTCACGGGTGCGGGATTTGGTCAAGAGAAAACGAGTCTCGAAATCGTTTCGGTTACGAACCCTATTTCGGGACAGACCGTAGACATTGCCGCCAATATGCCTGAGATGAAGCAAATCGATTTTGTGTCGGGGCTTCAAAAGATGTTCAATCTTGTATTCATTCCGGATCGCAACAACGCGAAACATCTGTCGATTGAGCCG